GGCATTGCGCAGTGGGATTGGGACCGCCACCGCGATGCGCCGACGTTTACGCCATCGGTCAATTGCGTGGGTTGCTGGCACGGATTTATTCGCGCGGGGCGCTGCGTCGACACCGCGGGAGCGGATGAGCCAGGTCCGCCATGACGCCCGCGAGCGAGTACGGGGATGACCCGAAGTGTCCGTATTGCGGGCACGTGCATCGGGATTCGTGGGAGTGGGGCGATGCGTTCAACGGTGGGTCGACGGCCGAGTGCGACGAGTGCGGGCGGGAGTTTCGCGCGGTGAGGAATGTGAGTGTGTCGTGGCGGACGTTGCCGATGATGGAGGCGCCGGGTCATGAGTGAGGCGCGGCGGGCGCGTGAGGCTGAGTTGCTGGAGCACTTTGCGCGGGTCAAGGACTGGCTGTGCGACTGCGGGGCGCGGGGCGATGTAGCGGGTTCGTGGCGTTGGAACGGGTTTGTGTGGGAGCACTATCACGGCTATCCGATGGGGCACGTGCCGACGACGCATTCACCGGCGGCGCCATGAGTAGGCGCTTGCGGGAATTTTGGTGTCGCTGGACTTGCGGGCATTTGATTCGCGCGGACGTTCGCCATGTTGCGGACCTGCCGGCGCAACCGACGATGCTGGTGAGTTTTCACTGTGAGCGGTGCGGGGCGCAATTGGAGCCGGAGAAATGACGCAGAAAGCGCAAATCCTTGCTGTTCTGATCGAGGCGCCTGCGACGACGCCGGAAGTGGTGGCGCTCACGGGGCTGCCGCTCAAACATTGCTGCGCGATCCTGCGTGATCTGTGGAAGGCCGGAGCGATCAATCGCGAGCCATTCCACCGACTGAAGCTGGCGCCTACGTTCCTCTACGCTGTTTCCGATGCCTGAGCGCGTCCAACTGCATCGCACGAAGGGCTGGCGCATGCCGGCGGGCACGGTGAAGGTGGACCGGAGCACGCGCTGGGGCAATCCCTACGTGATTGGCGAGCCGATGGACCTTGCGTGTGCGCGGCGCTGGGGGTTCAAGTTGAAGCACTCGGAGGCGCAGGCGCGGGACCGCTATGATGCGGTGCTACTTTTCGATGCGCTCATTGCGTTTGATGGGGCTGGGCTCGCCATGATTCGGCGCGAGCTTGCGGGCAAGAATCTTGCGTGTTGGTGTCCGCTGACGGCGTGCTGTCACGCGGACGTGTTGCTGCGGGTGGCGAACGAGGCGGCGCCGTCGTGAGGGCTCCAAGTCAAAACGGTTGGTGGATTGCCGCGGGCTGCGTGGCGGCGATTGTCGGCCTTGGGGCTTTCATCCTGTGGGACAAGTCAATGATGTGCGAGGCGCGGGGCGGGGTGTATGTACGGACGCTGTTTGCGTTTGACTGTGTATGGTCGGTGCGGCCGTGAGCGACGACAAGTGTCAATGGAAGCCCATCGTCTGGCCGTCCAAGCGCGTCTCGACGCTGTTTTACAGGACGAGTTGTTCGAGGGCCACTACCTTGCCGAGCGCGCGGGGGGCGCGCTATTGCTACAACTGCGGCAAGCCGCTTGAGTATGTCAAGCCATGAACGAGCCGGATGCCCGATTGTCCTGTGCCGCCGCGGAGAACATGGTCTTTACGGCGCCTCAGAGTCGCGAAGTGAGCCGGATTGCGCCTGACGGGGCGTTATTCTGGAACGGGCGCGAGGTCACGACGGACGATGAGTTCAAGGCGGCGATGCTCGAACTGCTGCGTTGCCTGCGGGGGCGGCCGTGAGTGACCCGGACGACCGCATGTTCGATTTCGGCATGAATGACCAGCCGTATGTGCCGCCCGTGCCCGGGACGCAGGTTATCGAGCAGGCGCCGCACTCGGATACGTTCGATCCGGAGTCGGAGGTCACGGTCAACTATTTGGGCGAAGTGGGGGCGTTGTTGAAGGACTGCGATTTGATTCGACGGCATGCGATGCAGTTGAACAAGCGGACCGGGCGGTATCAGATTTACAACCCGATGCTGTTTGAGAAGGCGGTTGCGCGGCGGCAGTCGGTCCTATCCGCAGCCGTCAAGCTGCATCAGGACTTATGGAATCAGCACACGCAGAGCGAGTTCTATCGGTTGATGGTGGCGACGATCGCGCAGGAGTCCCCGGCGACCGCGCATCGGCTGATTGCGAAGCTGCGCGAAATCAATTCCCCGGTGCTGGAGGCGCTGGAGGCGGCGCCCGTGCCGGTCATGGTCAAGGAGCAAGCATGAGTACCAAATTGCGACAAGGCGTGGACGCGCACACCATTGCGCGACTGCATGAAAAGCTAGCGATGGCCGAACTGGCATTGCATGAGGCCATGAGACTAGCCGACGACGACGGCCGCCACGTGCTGCCGGCGTCGACTTACGACAATCTGCGTCGAATCTCGGGGCGAATTTTGACTGTACGGTTCGGCCTCGAAACGCCCTTCATGCGGGCCGTCGGCGGGGCCATGGATTCGCCCTTTGCCAGTTGGGAAAACCCGACCGTCTGGACCGACTGGCTGAATGCTCGCGACGCGAAGGCGCACGCGGCGGCGCCATGATGGACATCGAGCAGGGCGGCAACGAGGACCAGTTGCTCCAATACCGGATCGCGAAGTTGGAACTGCGCCCGGGCGACATTCTGGTATTGAAGGTGCTGCGCCACGTGAGCGCGGAAGAGGCCGCGCGCATTGCGGAGCGGTTTCAGCAGTTCGTGGGGATCCAGTGTCGCGTGGTGGTGATTGATGAAGTGATCGACTTGAGCGTGGTGCGGCGCGAAGAGGCGCAGGAGGGGTCGAACATCGGGTATCCCGGTGCGGTGCAGGGAATGGACGGCAGGTTCTACGGGCCGCCGAAGTGAACAGCTACACCGAATGGCAGCGCGAGCTAAAGGCTAGGATTGCCGAGGCGTTTGGGCTGCCGGCGCGGCTGATATCGAATGGGCGACTGGTTCCGGATCAGGTAGCCGCCATGCGCAAACGCCGGAAGGCATTATGGCCGCGCGATTCGCGGGCGCCCAAGTGTGAGTTTTGCGACGGCCCGACGCCGTGCGTGTGCTGGCACAAGGCGCCGCCGTGAAGTGCAGGCACGGTACCGAGGACAAGGCGACGTGCGGGCTGTGCCGGCGGGGCGAGGAAGCGCGGCAGATTTGGGTGCGCAACTGGCAGCGGCGCAAGCAGGCGGACGCGCGGCTCAAGCGGCCGCGATGCCGGGCGACGGGCGAACTGTCGGGCGAAATGTTGCGCCAGGTGCGAGCGCTAGCGCCGGGCGAGGCGCTGGAACTGACGGCCGCGGAGCGCCAATTGGTCATTCTCGATGCGGACGATTTCACGCACATTCTGGAACTGGCGGGCATGCGTACCAAGGCGCCGGCATGATGTGGCTCTGGATCGGCGGCGGGTTGCTGGTGGTCGCGGTGGTCGTGGTCATCGTGGTGGTGCTGTTCTTCACGGACTACGGCAAGTGAGCCTCGACATGCGGGTCTATTTTTTACTCTTGGGCTGGACCGTGGGCCGCTGGATGCTACGGCGGCGCAAATGAGTTGGGGCGACGAGAACCCGGCCTACGACTACCGCGGCGGGCTGGACGGGGCGATCGACAAGCTCGAAGTCATCACGGGGTTTCGCTTGGACCCGACCGCGGTCAACGCGCACACGACGTTTATCGAGTGGTGCGAGGATTTAGCCAAGCAGGGCATGAAGATTGACGGTAAGCCGTTCTCGTTGCAGGACCGCCCCGCGCTATTGCCGCTGTATGAGGCGATCCCGTCGACGCCGGCCGAGGCGCAGCACAAGATGATTATCTGCATGAAGGCGACGCAGTTGGGCCTGACGGTGTGGGAAGTGCTCGCGAACATTTTCATGGCCATCAAGTGGGAGCCGATCAACATCGGCATGTTCATGCCCGACCAGGCGACGGCGAGTTTCAAAAGCGAGCACAGGTTCATGAGGATACTGCGGAGTGTCCCGACGGTGTATCGGCGCCTGATAAGCCGCGAGGACGAGACGGGGAAGATGCGGCGGGTGGGTGAGGGCAACGTGCTCACGCGGACGTTGGGCGAATCCATCCTCATGTTCCTGTGGACCTCGGGCAAGGTGACTACGGAGTCCCGGCCTATGGACGTGGTGACGCTGGATGAAGTGCAGGAAATGGCGTTGGACGATATCGACAAGGCGCACGCGCGTACCGGCGATTCGCACATTGATTTTCGGATGATGCTGTCGACGGCGAACATGCCGGACCTCGATATTGCGTTCTGGTACACGCTCGGGACGCAGGAAGAGTGGCACACGCGCTGCATGTCGTGCTTAGAACTATCCGATTTGTCCGACCCTGCCGGGGTCTTTCCGAAGCGCTCGATTGCGTTCAATTCGGGACAGGTGGCCGGGGCGCCCGCAGATGACTACTGTTGGGTGTGCCCGGCCTGCGGGGCGTACATCGCGGATCCGCAAGTCGGACAACTCGTGGTCAAGAATCCGGAAGCGGGTCCGGCGATCCGCTCGTTTTTGTTGCCTCGGGTGATATCCCCGCGCATGACGGCGCGCATGGCGGCCGAGCAGTGGGCGCGGTGCAAGACCGGGGACCAAAAGAAGAGTTTTTATAACCGGGTGCTGGCGCGGCCGTACATCGATGCCGAGCAGTTGCCGGTGACGCTGGAGCACTGCATGGCGGCGGTCGAGGCGGGACGCCTGGCGGGCGTCACCTGGAAGGCATCGAGCACCTTCACGTTCATGGGCGTGGACCAGATGGGGTCGTTCAACTGTTGCATCATCAAGGAGCGGATGCCCGACGGGCGCCAGGCGGTGGTGCACGTCGAGGCGATATTCAATGACGACCCGTTCGAGCGCACGTCGGAGTTGATGAAAATCTACGGGGTGCAGTGCTGCGTGGTGGAGCAATTGCCGAACGTGAACGATGCGCGGCGCTTCGCCAATCGGTTCCCGGGCCGGGTGTACTTGGCGGGCTATCACGACCTCAAAGATGACTTTATGAAGTGGGGGGACGATCTTACGAAGTCCGATCGCCACACCGAAGAGAGCGAGCGGACGCGCCGCACGGTGACGCTGAACCAGTACAAATGTATGCAGGTCACGTTGCATCGGGTGCGAGACGGGAACTGCTTATTCCCCGATCCGGACGAAATGATTGTGGATGTGATCGAGGGCGGGCATCCCTTACGCATGCCGATCCTGCGCGATTGGGTGTTCCTGCACCTGACGAAAACGGCGCTGGTGGTGGAACAGAAGGACGATGAGCGCAAGCCGCGGGCGCGGGTGCTTAAGATCGGAATTGACCCGCATTTCAGTTTCGCGATGATGTTGTGCGATGTCGCGTGGGCGCGGAACTACGGGACCGGATCGTTTGTGCTGCCGACCGGCGATACGGACCTGGCGGACAAGCGGGCGGAGGCGCTGGCGCGCGGTATGCCCGGGTTGCCGCCGGATGTGGTGCGGATGTTCCACATGGCGCCGCCGGCTGGGGACGTGTGCGGACGCTGCGAAGCGTTCAACGCGACGACGAAGCAGTGTCGCGAGCGCGGGTTCCTCGTGCTACCGACGGACCCGGCCTGTCCGGTCTATGTGCCGATCGAGGAGCCCCCGCATGAGTCGCTATGACGCCGATTCGGTGTTGATGCAGCAGACGCCCGGCATGGACCAGTGGGCGACGCCGAAGTGGCTGTATGCGGCGCTCGATCGGGAGTTCGGGTTCACGCTGGACCCGTGTAGCGACCTGGAGAAGCGGCTGTGCGCGAAGTGGTACACGATTCTGGACAATGGGCTATTGCGCAATTGGGCCACCGAGACGGTGTTCATGAACCCGCCGTACTCGGAGACGGCGAAGTGGATGGGCAAGGCGTATGGCGCGGCGCAAGAGGGAGCGACGGTGGTGTGCCTGGTGCCGGCGCGCACAGATACGGTGTGGTGGCATGAGTACGCGATGACAACCGAGATTCGGCTGATAAGGGGCCGTCTCAAATTTGGGAGCGCTACGTGGAACGCGCCGTTCCCAAGCGCCATCATCGTCTTTCGCCCGCCCGAGTTCCCGCGCGAGTTCAAGCTGGTGTCGTATGAGGAACCGCGCCGGCCGCCGATCCGGATGGGCCGCTAGGCTGCCGGGAACGTGCGGGCGATGGCGTTCGCGAGTTCCTGGCATTCGACTTTCAGTTCGACGATGAAGCACTCAAGATTGTAATCGTCCATCGGATGCTCCGTCGGCTGCGCCGCGAGCAGCCGGTCGGCGACGGTCGCGGCCGCGGTGTAGAAGGCAAACATGACGGTGCGGCGCTGGTCGCGGCCGAAGTCCGCCGGCACGACGTTGCGCTCAAACTCTTTCCAGGCGTCGATAATGCTGGGCGTGGGCTCGCTCATCCGCCCAAGTGTAGCAATCTAGCGGGTGCGGCGCTCGTTGAAGTACCAGCGACGGATGTCGTTGACTTCCTCATCGGTCAAGGTGTGCTGGCCGCCGTGTAACAGGTGCTCGGAGCACGTTCGGAGCAGCCGGTGCGTTTCCTTATCCGTCTCGGGGATGGCCTCGATGATGGCGGACAGGCGGTGGATTTCGCCCTCGGCGACATCCAGGGTTTCGTGCGCATCCTCGAAACTGGAGTGCGCATCCTCCGGATCGGTGGCGAGAAAGGAGGGTCCGGCAATCACGGGGGCGTGGGAGGTCATTGTGGCAGCATCCGACGACACCCGGTTGTCATCTGTGCGCCGACGTACATTTGCGTTGCTCAAATTTAGGGCCGGGGTTTCCCCGATAGATATGTGCGCCGCGGGAAGCGCATCGTGGGCGGTTATGGAGTACCCGCACTACCTGGTGAAGTTGAGTTCACTGGAATGCGATCAGCGGGGCCGCCATCCCTACGTGTGGAATCTCTGGAAGATCGCGACCGAGGGGCAGCGCTATCGCTGCTTGGAGGCGTACGCGTCCGAAGCCGAGGGGGATGCGGCCGCGGTCCTCGACCGGCTAAAGGTGCCCCATTTTTGAGTCGTGACGCCAGGATGGCGCGATGAACCCGCTCACTCCCTATCTGACCTACATCAAGATCGGCGCGGCTCTTGCGCTGGTTTTCGGATTGCTCGGCACGGGCTGGCATTTTGGCGGCGCCTCGCAGCGCGACGCCGATGACAAGCGGGCTGCGGACCAGTTAGGGAAGGTGGTCAAGGTGATGGAACAACGGCAGGTGGCCGCCGAGGCGGAAAGCACCCGTCGGCAAGGAATTATTGATGCGTATGATCGAAGCAAGGCCAGTCCTAATCCTATCGTTGCTGGTTTGGGTGAACGGGTGCTCATCTACTCCCGCGGTCCCGGTTGTCCTGCCGTGCCCGGCGCCGTTGCCGTGGCCGGCGGAACTGACGCATCCCCCGAGGTCGCCGGCCGCGATGAAAGAGTTGAACGACTATCTGGACTCACTCAAGCCGTCTACACCGCCTGCGACGACGACGCCGCCCAAATGACCTCCATGATTGATATGGCGACGCCAAACCGGCCGCCGCGGTGAGCAAGCGCGATGACGGGGATAACTGGTGGCAGTTCCAGGCCCGCAAGGCGAAGCTCGCGCCCAAGATTCCGCCGTTCAAGCGCCCCGTCGACCTGCCGCCGCCGCGGGAACCGGAGCCGGAGCCGATGGTGGTCGAGGAATCGGATGCGAGCGACACGGTGATTCAGCGAATCATTCGCTACTGGCAGAAATGAGCCGAGGGTTCGCCGCCCTTCCCCGAAGTTGAGGCGGCCGGTGGGGGAGGAAAACTCCCCTGTCGTGACGCCACACTCGGGCGCATGAGCGAACAATCGACCTTTGAGGCCGCCTTGGGCGGCGCTGCGCCCGCGGACGAGCGAGTAGCCGCCCTCGGGCATCTGCAACGGCTGCACACCCCGGGCATCGGCGAACTCATCAAGGCGTCCGAAATGACGCCGCTGATTGAATTGATCCAAGATCGGCTGGCGTCCGAGGCGATGGAGAAGTCGCTCACCAAAAACAACATCATTCCGTTCCCGTCCGATCGGGCGAAGGCGCACGAACAGGGCATGCAGTCGGTGTGGCTCGATGACTTGCAAGTGTCCATCAACGGCGATTTTTACGAGCGCTCCGGCGTGTTCACGTTCGACGGGATGCGCCAGATGGTCGAACAGACGCCCATCTTGAACGCGGTCATCATGACCCGCATCCGCCAGGTGCAGGCGTTTTGCCACATGAGCAAGCACGACAAGCCGGGGTTTTCGATTCGGCTGAAAGACGACGATAAGCACGCGAAAAAGGACGAAAAAGAGTCGATCGTCCTGTTAGAGAAGTTCTTTTTGAACTGCGGCTGGGAGACGAACCCGCGCCGCCGGCAGCGCTTGCACCGCGATAACTTCTCCGGCTTCATGGCGAAGCTGGTCCGCGATAGCCTCACCATGGATTCGTGCCCGATCGAAACCGAGTACAAGCGCGACAAGTCGCTCGGGGTCGACGGCCTGTACGCGGTCGACGGCGCAACCATCCGCCTATGCTCGGAAGAGGGCTACCAGGGCGACGATGAGGTATTCGCGCTCCAGGTGGTCGCCGGGCGCATCCGGTCCTGCTACACGTATGAAGATTTGATCTACGTGCCGCGCAACCCGCGGACCGACGTGCTGGTGGGCGGTTACGGCTTGGGCGAGACGGAGCTATTGATTCGGGTGGTGACGGGATTCTTGAACGCCTTTTCGTACAACACCAAGTATTTCGATAGCAACGCGATCCCCAAGGGCATGTTGCACATGACGGGCAACTACTCAGAGCAGGACATATCGGCGTTCAAGCGCTACTGGAATAGCATGGTCAAGGGGGTGAGCAACGCCTGGAGCTTGCCCGTGATGATATCGAAGGATCAGGAGTCCAAAGCCGCGTTCGAGAAGTTCGGCGCCGACTCCGAGGAAATGATGTTCTCGAAGTGGATGACGTTCCTCGCGTCCCTCATTTGCGCCATCTACTCGATCGCACCCGATGAAATCAATTTTGAGTCTTTCACCGCCGGCAACACGTCGGGGCTTTCCGGCGATGACACCGAAGAGAAACTAGCGAACAGCAAAGACAAAGGCTTGAAGCCGCTGCTGTCGTACTATTCGGACCTCTTCACCGACTACGTGGTGGCCGAGTACGGCGATAAGTATGCGTTCTTCTGGAACGGCCTGGAGGACACCGACCAGAAACAGGCGTTCGAGGAAATCAAGCTGTGCGGCACGGTCAATGAACTGCGCGCCGAGCGCGGCGAGGATGAGATTACCGAGCCGTGGGGCGATGCGCCGTTGAACCCCTCGCTGATCGCGGTGTGGCAGCAAGGGCAGCAGCAGGACTATGGCCAGCCCGGGGAAGCGCCGCCGGGCGGCCCGCCCGATGACGGGTTCGGCAGTCCCGGCGAAGAGGAAGGCGGGGAGCCGGGCGGGGATCCGAATCAGGAACCGGAGGGCGCACCGCCGCCGGCCGCGGCCGGCCCGTCCGCGCAAGGCGGCAATCCGCCGCCGCCGCCCGAGGCCATGGGTAAGGCATTCGGGCTACCGATTTATGCAGTCGCCGACTACTAAACCGACAAAGCCCGGCGAGGTCGACGAAGAGGCCGCCGCGCGCAAGCCCGACGTGTGCGTGGGCGATGACGTGTTCTTCAATCATCCGGACGGTCCCATGTCGGGGCGTGTGACCGCGGCCGGCGAGCACGGGGCGACGCTCGATGCCAATGGCGTCACGCACAAGATCAAGTGGCCGCACATCGTCGGGCACAAGCGCCGCGCGCCGCAGAACTATCAAATCACCGAAAGTGGCGAGGACGGACATATCGTGACTGACCAGAATGGCAAGCGGGTGTTTTTCCTGGTGCCGAATGAAGCGCATGAGGATCCCTTGATGGCGAAGGCCGCCAAGGGCGGCGCCGCGTTCGCCGGTCGCGCCGGGCTGCAAAAGAAAGTCATCACCGAAAAAGGCGGCAAACAAAATACCCATTGGGTGCGCACCGGCAAGGATCAGCCAGCGCAGGACCGGCGCAAGACCGCAGCGCCCGCGGCAGCCGGCGGCGGCAAGAAACCGCCGCTCGACTCGCAAGACCGGCGCCAGGCGGCACCCGTCGCGGCGGCCGGCGGTGGCGGCAAGAAACCGCCTCCCGACTCGCAGGATCAGGGCAAGGTGGGCTCGGCACAAGGCTACGGTACACAGCACTTCGAGGCCGGGCACAAGGTCAAGTTTGCAATCGGCTCCATGAAGGGCGAGGGCACGATCATCGGTGAGCCCGGGGATAAGGGCGCGCACGTGAAGGATGCGAGCGGACACGTGCACCAAGTCGAATGGGGGCAGGTCACGGGCCGCGGCGGCGACCCGCCAAAGAAAGACCCGCCGGGCGGCGGCTACGATGAGAACGCGGAGCCCCCGATTGACCCGGATCAATTCAGCGCCGCCGACTTCGCCAAACAGCACGACCAGGCGGACGTGAGCGTGGAATCCGTCATGAGTCAGTTTCCGCCGGAGACGCAAACCAAGATCGATAGCGCGGTCAGCCGCTTGAAGTCGATCGAAGAGACGATTGACACGCAGAAAAAAGACGGCAACTGGCTACCGGAGCGGCAAGCGAAGCATCGCGATATTTACCAGAAGATCATGGGCGATGCGCAGCGCGAGGCCGCTACCCCGGCGCCCGGGGAGAAACCGATCTTCACGATGCTGGGCGGCCGCGGTGGCTCCGGCAAGAGTTGGTTTAAGGGCAACGTGTATGACCCGAAGAAGGTCATTCTGCTCGATGGCGACGCGATCAAGGCCATGCTGCCGGAGTATGCCGGCTGGAACGCGCATCAATTGCATGAGGAAGCCTCTAGCATTTTGGAGGATATGCTGACCCGGGCGCGAGACATGGGATTGAACGTGGTGCTCGATGCCACCATGAAAACCGGCAAAAGCGCCATGGAGAAGATCAACGGATTCAAGGATCACGGCTACCGAACCGAGTGCCACTACATGCACTTGCCGCGGCAGGAGGCCGCCAAACGGGCGGTCGATCGGTTCGTCAATGGTGGTAAGCCCGGCAAGGATGGCAAGGAAGAGGAGGGCCGGTTCGTTCCTGTCAATGCAGTGCTCGCCAACACCAAGAACGAAGAGAACTTTGACGAAGCGCGCAAACACGTCGATAAGTGGTCGTTTCACGACAACAACGTGCCCAAGGGCTCACCCCCGAAGCTCATTTCCAAGAGCAAGTCGACAGATTCTAAATTGACCAAATCTGAGCAACGGAGCATTATCTTGGTATGGAGAAGGTAATCGATAAAACAGCAGCCAAGCCAGCCCCGGCAGCCGCAGGCGGCGATGAGTCCGACGAATGGGACTCTTTCGATGGCTACGATTGCAAGCCGCCCAAAGAGCCGTTCACGAAGGAATACAGCGACTCGTTGTTGTCGCCCGGGGCCAAAGACGCCATTGCCAAGCGCCAAGCCGAATTGAAAGCCGCCCCGGGCATCAACGAGCCCAAACCGAAGGCCGCGCCGACAAAGTCGTGACGCTAGGCTGACCGCTCTTAGCGCGTGTGGTGCGCGCTGCAAAGGGCACCCATGCAGGAATCTCAGCGCCCGACGGTTAGGCAAGCCGCGGTGATCGCGTACATCACCGAGCGTGGGAGTCCCGCCACCTATACGGAGATTCGCGCGGCGTTGGAGATCGCCAGCAGCGAGTTGGATGCGGTGCTGCGCGGGCTGTTGGCGGCCAAAACGATGAGTCAAGTGCTCGGCTGCTA